ACAATCGAAATAAAATATTAGACCCCATCTACGATTTTGTTCCTGGATTAACTATCCGTGTACCTAATAATACTGCTTCTATAGGAGTTTAAATGGCTGAAACAAGAACAAACGAACAAATTATCAGAGATATTGTAGCTGAACAAGTTGCCAGTGGTAACAGTGGAGACGTCACGGCAAATGCTTCTCCAGAATTAATAAGTCAGTTTAATGGTGGTATGGAAATTATTCGTGACTTTAGTCCAATAACACCTGCATCTACAGACAGTTTATATTTGCCTAACAATTTAAATAATTTTGATATCTATACCTATAATATACAATTGCACCAGGTTAATCCCGTTGATGTTAAGTTATTAGAAACTGCCATTACTGATGGAAGAACAGTATTAATTGCAGATAACAGTCAGGAAAGTAGATATAATATCTCTAATATGGAACAAGTTTTTGCATTAGGTCAAAGTTTAGTTCGAAGCACATTTGCACATAATTTTACTATTGAAATTATAGAACCAAATGGTGCTACTTTTTTAAACAATCTAGTTGCCAGTGCTCTAACAAATTTAAATTGTTTTAATGCAAATACGGCTCGTTATTTTTTAGTTATTGAATTTATCGGACGTGCGCCCAATGGTGCAAGTGTTAGATATCCAACCAAATTTTTATATCCTATCTTTATTAAAAATATAGAAATGCAAGTAACTGGCGATGGTAGTAGATATACTATTACTGCTGTCAGCGAGGGAACTGCAGCATATAACTATTTGGAACATACAGTTAAAGGTTCTATTACAGTAGAAGCACGTACAGTGGGAGAATTTGTATCAGAATTTTTACGCAAATTTAATATTATGATGCTGAGAGAAAGTAATTTAAATCCCAATCAAGCAGAACCAGATATTTACGAATTAACTTTTGATGAAGAAACTGGTACAAATCAATGGTTAAATTGGCCTATACAACAAGCTGATGAAGGATTGAGAAGACTGGGTCCTAGTGCAATTGGTGATAAAATTCATTTTAACATCCCCAATGGTAGTACAATTACTGAGATTTTAGGTATTGTATTACAATCAACCGCTGAATACAAAAATATTCAGACACACACCAATGGTACCATGAAACAACGCCCTGGAGAATCTGCTCAAGCTGATTTAAATGAATTACCAGTATTTCATAAAGTAATCACAAATATAGAATATATTAGATTCGATCCTTTAAGAAAGGATTGGAGTAAAATTATTAGGTTTAAAGTTAAGAAACATATTGTAGCAGATGTTGTAATGGATGCTGCTCAGTATGACAGGGGTATAACTGACAATAATATACAGGATCGTCGTGTTAGTGCGATATTTGATGAAGGGTTGTTGAGGAAAAAATATGATTATATTTTTACTGGTTTAAACACAGAAGTTTTAAATTTTGATATTAAATTTAACCGTGCTTATTATGTAATGAGTGTTATTAACAAAGGTTCCACTGGAGATCCTAATACTGTTGCGTCCACTGCAGGACAAAACAAACAAACTAGTGAAGGCTCGCTCGCGGCAATTACTGAAATAGCAAACAGACTTTTTGCTTTAAGTGAAGAAAGATCGCGAATAGTTAGAGATAATAATAATATTGAACCAACCAGTGGTGATGCCGCTGAAAGACTTGAGCAGATTGATCAAGAATTATCAGACCTTAGACAACAACAGGACGAAAATTTAATAGCATTTAATCAAAGACGTGGTTCAAGATTGGAAAATCCCAGAAGTTTTGACAGTTTAGGTGGAGATTTTATTGATACTGAATTAGCACAAAATGAGATTGTGCAAAGTTTGAGATTTGCTGGCGATGTTGTAGATGATAGTGATGTATATGGACCAGAAAGTGATCTAGAAGGTGGTACTATACAATTTGGTACTATTAAAGCAAACTTAGAAAATACAAGTGATTTAATGACAATAGAAATAAACATCAAAGGCGACCCTTATTGGTTGGGTATGCCAAATAGTTTTGAAAGAAAAACAAACAGCGAAGCAAATGAAGAACTTGCTGATTATGAATTGGGCGGCCCAATGTTTTTCTTAAATATGCATTTGCCAATTGACGAGAACGAAGCAGGACGTAGAGTTCCTAGAAATGATTATCGTATTAGTGGACTTTATAGAGTTCTAAATGTTATCAGTAGTTTTGAAGGTGGTAAATTTACTATGTATTTGAAAGCACGAAGAGATCCATTAACAAACACACCGACAGTATTAAATAGATTGTTAAATGCTACAACTAGCGGCGGCAATACATCAATTGCCAGTAGTAATAGTAGAGGTAACGATGTAGCACAAGTGCAGGAGAATGGTTCATAATGCCTATAGGTAGTACAAATAATTTTAGTAGAAAAGTAAGAGACCAGTATAACCAAAATGTTATGAACAAAGGACTCAAGATCCCTGCTGGTGTATATCGCGGTATCGTTGTTGACACTGCTGACCCTAGAGGTATGGGCCGTGTAAAAGTAAACGTTGGTAAATTTTACGGTGGTGTAGCAAAAGATAGTCCGGAAGTTGATCCAGATGACTTTTTAGGTGCAGTATGGTGTAGATTTATGACACCCTTTGGCGGCACAACTAGAAGTACAGGGTCAGTACAGGATGGCGGTCGTGGTGGTCAACGTACATATGGAATGTGGGGCCAGCCTCCTGATAGAGATACTGAAGTTTTAGTGGCATTTAGTGGTGACAGTGACAAGGGTATTGTATTGGGTATATTGCCTGATGAAAGTCGTAATGCTAGTATGGCAGGTCCACAAGCAGGATTTAGTAATGAGGATACTTTTACTATAGTAGAAGAAATAGATCGAACCAGAGAGGATCAAAATCAAAGACCTCCGCCACATCCACAAGCAACATTTCTCAATAATCAAGGTTTAGGAAGAGACCGTATACGTGGTTTAAACTTTAGCAATCCACGCAGAGAAAATCAAAGCCGTGTATTTGGAATGAGTACACCAGGCGGCCATGCAATTGTTATGGATGACGGTGCTGTGGAAGATGGTGCATTTGATTTAGTTAGAATAAGAACAGCTGCCGCTGGGCAAATATTGATGGATGATACCAATGGACTAATTTATATTATTAGCCAGAGTGGTAAAACTTGGATAGAAATGAACCGCGACGGTGATTTGGATGTCTATAGTGAAAAAAGTATCAACTTTGCTACTGAAGGCAACTTTAATGTACAAGCACAGGGTGAAATTAATATGGAATCCAAATTGGGATTTAATATGAAAAGTCTGGGTGCCGCCGGCATTAAAATGCATGCCAGTACAGGTAGCATAGATATCAAATCACACAGTAACCTACAAATTGAAAGTGAAAGCAACGGTAACTTACGTATTGCAGGTAATTGGAGAGAAACTGCTGGGCGCATTGACATGAATGGTCCACCTGCATTGGCTGCGAGCACTCCACAAACCGTACAGCATACTGGTAATGAGGAAGTTACTGAAAGTATTAGCAAGCGTGTTCCTGAACATGAACCCTGGAACGGACATCGAGATGTACAGGTAGTTAACCAAAGTAGTGTAGCAGGTGTTACTGACCCAGGCGGCAGTCAGAGTTATTATGAAGGTGCTCCACAGAACCCAACAGCTGGTGAAAATGTCGGAGCATATGACTTAGGTGATTATGAAGAACAATCAGAAACTGACCCCACTGGCCTTATTGAATGGAGAAGCGGTGTTGACCGTCGAGTTAATCCAGTATTAATAGAAAAAGTACGCAACGTTGCTCGTAAATTTGGTCAGACACTTACTATTACCAGTGGATATCGTAGTCCTGCTCACAACGCAAGAGTTAGGGGAGCAAGGGCTAGTCAACACCTGCAAGCAAATGCTGTAGACATTAGTGGAAGAAATTTTAGTAATGAACAGCGTTTAGAACTAGTTGCTCTTGCCAGTGCTGAAGGTATCACCGGTATTGGCGTTTATAATGACAAGAGTTTACACTTTGATGTTCGATCATCCAGAGCTGCTTGGGGCAGTGGATTTACATACGCTGGTATTCCATCATATGCAAAAGGCACATTAGACAGACATTTGGCAGGTGGCTATGCTTAAATATGTATCTGATCCCAAGCTAAGAATTAACTGGAGCGATTTTGTTATAAAAGACGATTTTGCGGCCAAGTTTCGTATTGATGTTTATCAGAGTATTGTTAGTGAAAATATGCTAACTCTTATGCTTGGTGAAACATATTATAGTATGTTTAACAATAATGGTCATATCGGTTATGGTGTTGGTGATCTTAAAAAAGAATTTGGATATACTGAACAAGAAGCATTTAGTGAATGGATTAAACAAGCAAAAAAGAAAGAGCGTGTTTTTAGAGATACTATACCGCTTATTAGTATGAGTCAATCACAATATGATGCTCTTTTTAGTCTATACTATCATACTGGAACCTGGAGAACTGTTCAAGGTATAGAAGGTTTATATGATTTAGAATATGCAGTTACTAGTGAAAATTGGTTGTTGGTAAGTGACATGATAAATGCTGGAATTATTGAACCAGACACTCGACGTAAGGAAGCTCGTGTGTTACAATTAGCAGATTATAGCACAGAACGTACCAGAGCGTTTCAAAGAAACAAAGGTATTCAGTTAGCAAGGCGTGTGTACAAGGCTGGTGATATCAGTGACCAGGCAATTGTTAGACAGATTGAATTTGGTTACTATCGTCAGACAACAGCATTCCTACCACGCATGACTGAATTGAGAAAAAGAGAGCTTTTACTTAAAGTTGGTCAACTGTAACTATAAATATTTGTGTAGCTACAAAGGGAACACCAGCGTATGTCAACTTTATATTTGAACGCTGACTTCCAGCCAATGG